CACAAAACAAATCACAGCGGGTGAGTCTTTCACTCTGCATCACGGCGATAACCTCGCAACTCTCAAAGCCTATCCAGATAACACATTTGATTCAGTCGTTACAGACCCGCCCTACTTGCTTGACTTTTTGGGTAAGGAATGGGACTCATCAGAAGGCAACTTTACTCCGCTCTTTAAGGAATGCCTTCGTGTGCTAAAGCCAGGTGGTCACTTACTGGCATTCTCAGCAGCACGGACTTATCACAAACTCGCCACTATGGTTGAGAACGCAGGATTTGAAATACGCGATCAACTAATGTGGATTTATAGCAGTGGGTTTCCCAAGTCGCAGGATGTTGGAAAGATGTTAAATGCCCAACTAAAAACAGGTAAATCATCACCAAAAGCACAAAGACAAGCAGCAATGGGTGATAGTTATTCAACTGTAGGTCACTATACTGTATTCAAAGAAGATAAGACAACTGATTTAGCATTGGCATCAATAGGTAATACTCGCGGGGCAGAAAGTGAGCGTAACGATTGGTCAGGTTGGGGCACTCAACTTAAACCAGCACACGAGCCAATAGTTATGGCTCGTAAGCCTATCCCAAAAGGTTCATCAATAGCGAAGAACTGCCAGCAATACGGCACAGGTGCTATCAATGTGGATGCTTGTAGGATTGCGACAGATGAGAAGATAGCAGAACCAACACGCGGTAAAGGGGTGTTTAAGGAACAAGATTGTGGGTGGTGTAGTGATGACTATAACGGAGATTACTTACCGTCATCTTTAGGTAGATTCCCCTCTAATGTAATAGGTGCTGTGACAGGGTATGAGAAATTCTTCTATCAACCCAAAGTGAGTCGTAAGGAACGGCATTGCGGTATGGGTGATGTTGAACCATTCAAACGCGAAGATGGTGGCACTGCTAACGGAAGTAATGGGACGCAGGTATTACATAAGCGTGACCCACAGGAGTTTAAAGGCAACAACCACCCAACCGTAAAACCAGTAGCACTAATGGATTACCTTATCAAGTTAGTGACTCCACCATCTACGCCAGATTGCCAACGCAAAGTATTAGATCCGTTTATGGGTAGCGGATCAACTGGTATGGCAGCAGTCGCTCTGGGCCACCACTTTACGGGTTGTGAGTTAGATGCTAACTATGTCGCTATTGCGGAGAAACGGATCACTGCTTGGAATAAGGCTGATGAACCAGAGAATAACTTTGATGAGTTGTTTGAGGTATAAATAAATGTGTACTAGAAAGTTTTATTGACATGATTCTCGCTAGTGCTAATTTCATAGAATGTCCTAAGTATAAGTTCGGCAAGCCCGGTAACCAGCCCGGGCTTCGAACTGAGTAGGGATTACAGCCATTTGAACTACTTAACTCCGGAACCCCACGCCCCACTGGCGTGGGTTTTCTTTGTCTAAATCTCCGACATAAATAATAGTACGATTACCATTTTGGTGATTGGTAATGCCCACCCGCGGCTGCAAACAGCGAGGCTCTAATTTATGGAGAAAACAAATGAACCAAGTCGACTATGAACATGTATCATCACTGTTCAACATTCCACCACAGATACCTGATGAGTGTGAAATACCCTTTATCAAAGCTGATCCACTGTTACTAACTACAGCAGACATAGAAGATCTCTTAACATTAGATAACGGAGAATAAGCATGGCATCACCAGTATGGGAGCCAGGCAAAGCCGTTTACAGTGAATGGTTAAAAAAACTAACTCCCGAAGAACGAGAACAACACTTAGCTAATCGTCGTAATAAACGAACGATGCGTAAAGCGTATGAGCAAGTAGTGTTAGCACAACAATCTGAATGGATACGCAAGATCAATCAAGGTGTAATAGCAGTGTTAGATAGAGCAATACGCGATGGTGACCCAGCAGCACTCACAGCAGTATTTGACCGCATTATTGGCAAACCAGTTGAGACTCTTAACACTGAGTCCAACCTAGTGCTACCTTGGAATGCTGATGAACCAATCGTCCAGAGCGATGATGATGAGGATGAACCTAAGTAATGCCACTTAGCATACCACAGCAAAAGATTTGTAACTCTAAGAAGCGATTTCGTGTTGCCGTCTGTGGCAGACGTTTTGGTAAGACATTCCTGGCAATGACTGAGATCGCTAAAGTCGCACGATTTCCTGATAAAAATGTATACGTAATCTACCCCACATACAAACAAGCAAAGAAGGTACTTTGGAAATCACTTCGCAAAAAGATGGTAGCAGTAAACTGGGTAAGTAAGATCAACGAGACTGAACTTACTCTAGAGTTAAAGAACGGATCAGTTATCACCCTAGTAGGAGCAGATAACTTTGACTCATTACGCGGTGTTGGTCTTGATGCTGCGATACTTGATGAGTTCCAAATGTTAGACAAAGAAGCATGGACAGAAGTTATTCGCCCAGCATTATCTGATAGACAAGGCAGCGCACTCTTTATTGGCACACCAAACGGGGTAGGTTCCTTTGCACATGAACTATACAATAGAGGTAAACAGGATAAGAACTGGGAATCGTTTACCTTTACTACCATTGAAGGTGGTAACGTTACACAGGAAGAAATAGATCAAGCACGAGAAGACTTGGACGATAGAACATTCAAGCAAGAGTATTGTGCTTCATTCGAGACTTACTCTAATGCCTGCTACTATGCGTTTAGTCGTGATGAAACACTAAAAGCATTCACCGCACCTACTCCTAAGACACTTCACATTGGAATGGATTTTAATAGGACTCCACTTACAGCAGCAATCTTTGATGTCACTAACGACACAATGCACCTGTTTGACGAAATCTCTATGAATAGTTCCAATACTGATGAGATGGTAGAGGAGATACGTAATCGTTACCCAACACAGAGAATAGTAGTTTACCCTGACCCATCAGGTAAGAGACAACAAACTTCATCTGGTGGACGATCTGATCACACCATCCTAACTAACGCTGGGTTTACTGTGAAGGCACCCAACAGACACAATCCAGTAAGAGATGGAATCAATGCAGTAAACTCTAAATTGAAATCATCAACTGGTAAGAGAACATTGTTCTTTGACCCAAAGTGTAAGAAAGCAATCGATAGTGCTGAAAAGTATTCATACAAAGAAGGCACACAAATACCAGATAAAGACGCGGGCGATGACCACTTTGCGGACGCTATCAGGTATGCTGTTGATTACTTATTCCCAATCAAGCGCGATTACGCACCAGAACAACTACAGCCACAACGATTTGGACATGCTATTTCGTAAGCAATAAATAACTAATACCCATCAGGAAACATACAAATGTCTGACTTAACACAATTTGAACAAGTAATTTCATCCAATTCAATCTATCAGCAATACGAAGCACGTTGGAGGTTCTTACTTGAGAGTTACGAGGGTGGTGAAACATACCGTAAAGGTAAGCACTTAACACGCTATCAACTTGAGACTGATGCGGAATACCAAGCACGTCTACAAGCAACACCACTTGATAATCAATGTAAAGGTATAATCTCAACTTACATTTCATTCTTATTTCGTGATGAAGTAGAACGAGACTTTGGATCAATAGCTAACTTACCAGAGTTGGCAGACTTCCTTGACGATGCTGACCTTGATAATAGAGACTTAGACTCATTTATGAAAGAGGTTGCTATCTGGTCTAATGTATTTGGACATGCGTGGGTTATCGTCAGCAAGCCAAACATTGGTGCAGTAACGAAAGCAGACGAGATTGCGGCAAATGTTCGCCCTTATGTTTCCCTTATTACTCCACTTACGGTTATTGACTGGAACTGGACACGCACACCATCTGGTCGCTATGAACTAGACTTCCTAAAGTATGTAGAAGAAATCAACGGCAACATCCAAGTTATTAAAGCATGGACTAAAGACTTGATTACTACATCTGAAGTAGACTTACACGAGAAAGTTATTCGTGCACAGTTTAACGAAGTGAATCAACTTGGTAAGATACCTGCGGTAATAGCATACAACCAACGCGGTCACATTCGTGGCATTGGCACATCAGCAATCAACGACATCGCAGACCAACAACGCTACATTTACAACGTTCAGTCTGAAATAGAGCAATCAATGCGGATGGATAGTCACCCAAGTTTGGTTAAGACACCTGACACACAAGCAGGTATAGGTCCAGGATCAATCATCTTGATGCCTGACAACATGGACCCTAACTTGAAGCCATACGTGTTAGAGTTTGCTGGTGGTAACATCACTAACTTCCATGCAAGCATAGAGCATAGTATTGCTGCTATTGAGCGTATCGCTAACATTGGTTCAGTAAGGGCAACAGTGTCTACTAAACTATCTGGTGTAGCGATGGAAACTGAATTTACATTGTTAAACTCTAAACTGGCAGAGATGGCAGATAACTTAGAATTGGCCGAGGAGATGATCTGGAGACTATTCTGCGAATACCAAGCACAGCCCTTTGACATCGAGATAGAGTATCCATCGTCATTTGCTATACATGACAAGTCACGTGAGATTACAGACTTGCAGACATTGTCTACTTGTGGCAGCACTGACCCACGTGTGTTGGCAGGCATTACAGCGTCTATCC